TGAAAAATTATCTGAAGACCCTAGAATTAAGTTATCTACTATGCATGCAGCTAAGGGTGGTGAAGCAAATAATGTTTTAATTATTTTAGATAATACAAAAAAAATAAGAGAAGCTATAGAAAGAAGTATAGATAAACAAGATGAGGAACATAGGGTTTGGTATGTTGGAGTAACAAGAACCAAACAAAATTTATATATAATGGAAGCAATAAAGGAGGAGAAAGGTTATGACATCTAAAAAAGAAAATCCATATTTAAAACAAATTTCAGGTACACATTACATGTACATGAAAATACAGCCAGCAGAATTTGTAAACAAAAACAAATTGCTTTTTGCAGAAGGAAACGCTATAAAGTATATATGCAGACACTCGCAGAAAGGCGGAGCAGAAGACATCGATAAAGCAATACATTATTTAGAAATGATAAAACAAAGGGACTATGGAACCAAATAATCATATACCATTTTACATGGGGCTATTTACATGCCTATTGATTTTTTGCTACCTAACATTATGAATGAGTTTTTAAAAGTAAGATTAAGACTAACAGCGGCTCTTGAAAAAATAGATAAAATTTATAGAGAGAACCAAGTTATGAAAAGAAGGTTACTTAAATACGAAAAACCAGGAATGCTTTATTACAACAACAAAAAAGGTTTAAATGAAAATACCAGTATTTAGTGCACAAACAGAGTGGGTGATACCTACAGAGTTTCCAGACCTTAGACAGGTTGATGAAATTGCAATTGACTTAGAGACAAGAGACCCAGACTTAATTAAAAAAGGATCTGGAGCAATCATTGGTAATGGAGAAGTTATAGGAATAGCTGTAGCAACTGCTCATTACAAAGGATACTTTCCAATCAATCACCACGGTGGTGGTAACATGGACCGTAAGAAAGTATTAGAATGGTTTCAAGATATTTTAAAAACAGATTCTACAAAAATATTTCACAATGCAATGTACGATGTAGCTTGGATCAGGGCACTGGGACTAAAAATTAATGGTAGAATTGTGGATACAATGATAGCCGCAGCTGTGACTGATGAGAATAGATTTAGATATGATCTTAATAGTTTGTCATGGAAGTATAATGGTTATGGTAAAAGTGAAGCTGGCCTAAGTGAGGCAGCAGCACAATGGGGAATAGACCCAAAATCTGAGATGTATAAATTACCTTCATTAAATGTTGGTGCTTATGCTGAACGTGATGCAGAAGCTACGTTTGGTTTATGGCAACACATGAAAAGAGAAATTATAGAACAAGACTTAGATGCTGTATTTAATTTAGAGACAGATTTATTTCCATGTCTAGTTGATATGAGATTTAAAGGTGTAAGAGTTGATGTTGAAGGTGCACAAAATCTTAAAAAGACTTTGATAAAAGAGGAACAGGATATACTAACTGCGATAGAAAAGGAAACAAATGTTAGACCACAGATTTGGGCCGCAAGAAGTATAGCACAAGTATTTGAAAACTTAAAGATACCATTTGATAGAACAGAGAAGACTGATGCACCTAGTTTTACTAAAAACTTTTTACAAGAACACGAGCATCCTGTAGTCAACATGATTGCTAAAGCTAGAGAAGTTAATAAGGCACACACAACTTTTATAGATTCTATTTTAAAATACGAACACAAAGGTAGAATACATGCAGAGATAAACCAATTAAGAAATGCAGGCGGTGGTACCGTGACCGGTAGATTTTCATATCAGAATCCTAACCTACAACAGATTCCAGCAAGGAATAAAGATTTGGGTCCTAAGATTAGATCATTATTTATTCCAGAAGAAAATCATACATGGGGTTGTTTTGATTACTCACAACAGGAACCACGTTTAGTTGTACACTACGCAGCATTATATAAACTACCTTCAGTGTACGATGTAGTAGACGCTTACAACGATGATCCTAACTCAGACTTTCACCAAACAGTGGCAGACATGGCAGAGATTAAAAGAACACAAGCCAAGACCATTAACTTAGGATTGTTTTATGGTATGGGTAAAACTAAGCTTCAAGCAGAGCTCGGGGTATCAAAAGAAAAGGCTAATGAATTGTTTAATACTTATCATGGCAAAGTTCCTTTTGTTAAACAGCTTATGGATAAAGCTTCTAACAGAGCACAGGAACGTGGTCAGATAAGAACTTTACTTGGCAGACTATGTAGATTCCATCTATGGGAACCAAATAGTTTTGGTATGCATAAAGCTATGTTGCATGAAGATGCACTCCAGGAACATGGACCGGGGATCAAGAGAGCTTATACTTACAAAGCTTTAAATAAATTAATCCAAGGTAGTGCTGCTGACATGACTAAAAAAGCTATGTTAGACTTACATAATGAAGGTATAATACCCCATATTCAAATACATGATGAACTTGACATATCAATCGAGAATGAATCACAAGCTAAAAAAATTATTGAGATTATGGAAAATGCTGTTAAACTAGAAGTACCAAACAAAGTAGATTACGAGTTTGGTAAAAACTGGGGAGCTATAAACGATTAATGGCTTATTTAAATGCAAATATACCAGCAACCTATGCTCAAATAAGGAGGGAATATTTATATGACTGTAAAAAACATCATGGAGAAGTTGAAGATTGTATTATCTTTGGTATTACCAGCATGGGTGGCCGTGCAATATTATTTAATGCTATCATGGAGAACGGCGCAATATTCTATCGCCTGCCTATTAGCGCATTTATACAACGTGGTTTCAAAATCGAAAACGTCCCACTCAGACGACTGGATGAATTGGAGCTTTGGAATTCTTTTAGTTATCATCCTGCTGTTACTTCTTGGGCTATTCTAAGTTCAGCTCACGGTAAATATATTGGTAAAGACAAGAAATGGCATCACGGTTCTTATCTTTTTACTATTGACTGGTCACATCCAGATGCTAATATACTAGATACTGATCACTCAGAAATTCCACACGAACATAAGTGTGCACACATTATCGCTTTAGATGATGGAAATTATGCCGCTCAACCCAATAACAGATGTATTTGGGACTTACCATCTTTTACTGTCAAGGACAGTATTCCAGATTGGAAAGTTCAAACTAATGAATGGAACGTAGAAGACACGGGCCAATGGAAGACTGAAGACACCGACAATTTCTTTTATGAAATCGAGGAAAAAAAATGAGGAATTTAAATTATGGAGATAGACAGGATGGATTACAGGTTTACAGCTTTGTTGATTGTATTGCTATGTCTATTAGCTATCTTTGGGGGTCCAAGTGGATATTAAACGTAAACTCTCATTATTCTTTCACAAACTATCACTAGCGTGGTTATCATGTATGATATTTATGGTGCAAGGTAATTTACCTGCATTAACTTCATCACATGCTATAATTGCAACACGGACAGGTGCTATAACTGGTTTTTTAGTTGTACTCATGTCTTTTATACCTTGGAAGTTTCATTACAAATTACCTTTACTTATGTTTATAGGTTGTTTTACTGCAGATATATTATCACATTCAACACATTTTGGTGAAGCTTGGAGTGAGGCTGCATGCACTGCGTTATTAGCTGCAGTGTTTTCTTACATGATAACTTTATCGCCAGCAGGTAAAAAATTAGAAGAGTATTTAGATGGTAGATAAATTTTTTTATAAGTTTTTTGCAAAGATGGATGATATTTGTGAGTGGGTTGCAAATCTTTTTAATAAGAAGAAGAAAAAATGAGTAGAAAAACTAACACAATGTTAATAGGATTACTAGGTACAATTTTACTAGGTTTGGCTACTTGGACACTAGTTACATTAATAGAACTTCAATTAACAGTGACGATGATTCAGTCTGATTTAATGAGTATTGATAAGCAATTTGGAAGGGTTTACAATTTTATAGATTCTGTTAGAACTAAATAATGAAAAAATGTAAACAGTGTAAAAAAGAATTTGAAGCTAAGGACGAATTTGATATGTTCTGTAATGATGAATGTAAACAAGAAGCACTGGCTGACCTTGACAAAGACAATGATGAGTGTTTAAGTTGTCAGTAATGAAAAAGAAAAAAAATTTTAAAGTTACAGCAGAAATTGTTAAAGGTGAATGTCCAACATGTAATGAAGTCACTACATTAGTTGGAATTGATTCTCAGTTTTATAGATGTATGGAGTGTGGTGGAGATCTAGAGCAACATGTAAATGGTAAAATAAGTTATTTACCAATCATGCAATCTAGAACAGATGGCTCTAAACTTTTTATTAAGGATTGGAAATAGTGAAAAAGGCCAAAGGAGCAGAGTTTGCACCTCGGGATAAACCTAAAAAAAGGCCCGGAAAACATAAGAAATCTAAGTCAAAATCAGAAAAAAGAAACAATCGCCATAAAAAATATCAGGGCCAAGGGCGTTGACAACTACATCATAATATCCTAGAATAAATATGAAAGGATTATTATGAAAATAAAAAAACTAATAATATATAATACTGCGTTAAGAGATGAGTTGCATAATAAAGTAGCAACGATGTTAAATGCAGAAACACCTGATCAAGGTTCTTTGGCACCCTATTTTGATATGATAAACGGATACCTGGATCAAGCAACAACAATAGAAATAAGAATACAATTCTTAGAGAGGATAAAAGCAAGTGAAGAAAGTAACAATAACAAGTAAAAATATAAATGCAAAACAATGGTCTAATTTAATTTTAGAATTAAATTTAATTAAGAAACAATGGAAACCTTATGCAGAGCTACAGCTTGAGGCACCGGGGATCAAGAAAATAATAGCTTGGGGCACAACTAACTACGACTCAAAAGCAGGGGACTAATGGATTTAATTATTTTTCAAGATGGACTGTTTTTTGTTGTACCCGTAACAGTTGACCTGCTTGCAGGAGAAATCTGGGAAGATTGTTTTGATCTATGCGATATACTTAGAAATAAACTTACTGTTTATAATAGTGACATTAATAGATATGTTATGAAAAATGGTAGTGTCTTTTTTGGGTGTATTTGTAAATAAAATTGAGCACAATGACTATTACCTGCGTCCACGTAAAGCTTCGCGCTAGCCTCTGTACGACAAGCTTTGATCCTCTATACAAAGAGGGGAGTTATGGGAACGTCGCCAGGCACATTGAGTCACCTGATCAGTGAATGTGTCTGGTGCATTATGAAATAAAATTTGGCCCATTGGTCTTCGTAGCTCTTCGGAGATAGGCGCAGTAAGATGCGTTAGATATAATGCTGGGTGAGACCTACCAGCAGCCAAAAATAAAGTTGACAAGTAATATAAAATATGGGATATAACCTATATAACCAATGAAAGAGGAAAAATGACTGATATAACTAAATATAAAAACGTATCGTTAAAACACGCAGACTATCATATGATAGATAAGATAAGGAAGGTACTTGTACCTAATACAGTTTTAAGTAGATCACAAACTATAAGCATTCTAGTGAATGAGAAAGTGAAGAGTCTAAATGGCAAACTTAAAAAATAAAGTACCTTGCCCTAATTGTAAGGGCAATGGTTTTATACGAGTACCGTACGAACTAACAAAAGAAGAAGTTATAGTTCAATGTGGGGTGTGTGAAAGCGAGGGTGAGATAAATGCAGATGAAGTTGATAATATTATTATTGATTCTGATGGTATTCACAGGTTGCAATAAAATGGAATTTAATCCGTACACAACAATAATAAAGGAGATAGTTAAACATGATATTAAAACAAGACATGGATCGAATTAAAAATAACAGAGGTCCAGGAGATCTAGAGCGAAAAATAGAAGATCTTACGAAGCAGAAAGAGTATCTACAACGACAATGCCGTAAGGCAGGTGAAGCAATACTTGCTCAAGAAGGTAAATACGCTGCACTTGAAAAAGAGTATGACAAAGTTGTGGAAGAAAACAATAATATAAAAATAATGATGAAAAAATAAAAAGGAAACATATGACAGTTATAACTAAACACCCGTGGGCAACAAAAAAAAGAAACGAAGATTTTTTTAAAAGAAAAAAA